GTAAGCACTTGAGTAGAATGTATAACGTTGATAACAATGTCTTATACGCCTCTGGTATTACTCCTTCAGACCTAGGCACGTGGGTTGAGGAGAAATGTGCTCAATTTCCTATCATTACGGAGAGTGATGTTTCAAATTGGGATGGATCAATCGGACCTACAATGCTTTCATTGGAAGAGTATTTCCTAAATACTAAGGTTCACGGAGGACCTGATCTAGGAGAACTTTCTCGTCGGTGGAGGAATATGGATGGCATTCACTTCGGATCAGATGGACCAGATCTGAGATTGAATTTGTCTTATGGACGTCGATCGGGAGATCTTTGGACTTCTGCATTCAATACTTTAATCAACTTTCTCACGACTATGTATGTGTACCAGTTGGGTTGGAACAGTGCATTCGCTTTAGTTGCTCTTGGTGACGACAACATACTGATGAGAGCACACGATAATACCGTCAACCCTGGAGAAACATACAGAAGACTTGGTATGAAATGTGAAATTATACCGAGAGAAAGTGTTGAAGATGTTGGATTTTGCTCTGGTTACTTTCTGCCTGTCAATGGAAGCTTCAAATGGACAAATTGCCCTTTTAAAATATTGGCAAAGTTTGGAGTTGATTACGGCAGATGGCGTGCTGAAGACTACCCACGCTATGTTTATTCAATAGCAAAAGGACTTGGCCCTACAGCTGGCCACTGTCCAATAATTGGATCATTCTTCCGTGTGTTAGTAGAATCAGCTGAACAACAAGACATTCAAGAAATTGTCAACGTGGACCCTTCTAAGCAATATAAGATCCATGGTGGAATGACTGAGTACCCTGATGAAACTACGTATGAAGCATTCTGTCGTCGCTATGGTTTTAGTAAAGAGTTAGTAGTTGAGATTGAGAGAATGATAGAAAATACTGTCACCATTGATGACTGTCCTATCATTTTCGATGACATGTTGTTTATTGAAGGTTTACTTCAAGATCTGGGACAACCGGAATATGCGATTTCACAAGTGCTTGAAATCAACTATGCTGATGATAATATGCCACAGTTTTCTGATGACCCCGTTTTTCTTGCACCTATGCAGGAAGAAATGTGGAAGATTGGTGACGGTACCGTAATGGGTGCTATTAACAGAGCAGTGCAATTAGGACAAGAAGAGAATGCCATGTGTGAGCAATTGGGTGATGTACAGTTTGTGAATCACATTTCACTCCATCTTTTCTTTACTTTCTTCTCACTCATTTCCATTAAGTTGGGAGTTAAATTACATGTATTATACAACATGTTTGCCCTCAACACTGGAAACAGACCAGCCACTAGAAATAGAAGAGGTCGACGGAAGAGGAGAAACAAACGTCAAAATCAGCCACGTGTGCAGCAGCAGAGAACGTCTGCAGTTGGCAATTTTCTTAGGTTAGGAGGGAACGCTCTAGGAAATTTTTTAGCTCCTGGAGTTGGTGGAGGATTGGGTGCTGCAGCTGGCGGTGCCATTTCACAGATCCTAGGTTTTGGCGATTATTCTGTTATGTCAAACACACTTCAACACGCTCCCATGTTTGGACGTGGTTCTCGTTCATTGAGAGTCAAGAATCGAGAATACGTGGGTGATATAACAGGATCTACAACATTCAATTTGACTTCCTATATGATAAACCCTGGGAATAAAATATTGTTTCCATGGCTTTCTGGTTTGGCCCAAAGCTACCAACAATATAGGATCAAAGGCATGATTTTTTACTATAATAGTACCAGTGCTAATGCTTTAAACAGCACCAACACTGCTTTAGGTACAGTTCTGATGGCAACAAACTATGATTTAAATGAACAGAATTACAACACCAAGGCCGAAATGCAGGCTTCGTATTTCTGTAATTCTTTTAAACCATCAGAAGATGGAATTCATGCTTTGGAGTGCGACCCATCTCAGAGACCCATAGATGTGATGTATGTTGACCAGACGGA